TCCCTGCGAGGGGCGTTCGCGTTTTGACATGCGCGGCGATTAAATGACCGTCGCCGAGTTCACACAAATCCTCGTTTCCGAAATGGAGGCCGATGCTTCCACTGATTTCGTGGACAAGATGTTGAAGGCTGCACGCGCTCAAGTCGCAGCGGGCAACGGCTCACTCTCCAGTCTAACGAATACGAGCCTCAACGGCAAGTCTGCCGCTCGAGTCGTTGAGCTTACCGCCGCGCAGACTCTCAAAGCCTGCCGCGATGCGCTGAAAATCTATCTAAGCGATGGCGACAACGATGACGAAGTTTCAACCACATACGCGGACTTCTCCGAAATTAGACGATGAGCGACACGACCACAGGACAAGGGACCGCAGCCTACGACTCCGCGAACACCAGCGCGAATCGTTCGGCATTCGTTAATTTTCCGACGAACTCACGCCGCGAGCTGACGCCATACACACGGCGCGAGGTCATCAAAAAGCACCGCGCCCTTGAAGCTAACTGCGCATTCGTGACGCGCATGATTCGCAAGTTCGCACGTCACGCAGTTGGTTCGGGCATCCACTTTCGCTGCCTATCTGAGGATGATGTTTTCAACGATGCGATGCGCCGAGATGTCGAGGAATGGTGGAACAATGCCGCCGTCTATTCAATCGACGGCAGCGTGGATGGATGGGAGGCAAAGCTCATCGCCGCCGAGACGATCATTCTGGACGGTGAATACAATTCAGTGATGACCGCTCACCCGTTGAGTGGCTTTGCTGCCATGCAACCGCTGGACGTGTTTGAGATCGAAACACCCTGGGGCAAAAATTACGATCCGAACGAATGGGATGACGGCATCAGGATCAACGAGTTTGAGCGCCCGGTAGAATACGCAGTGCGCGCCCTGGCCCGCTCAGGGGCAAACGGTGACGCCGCCTATCGTTTCGTGCCTGCTGATTCCATGATTCACATCCACCGCCGTCGTCGTGCTCGCGGTCATCGTGGGATGCCTTGGGGCTACTCAGGACTCAATCAGGGCATCGACGCGCTAGACCTCAACGCGCTCGTCACAGGCACGGCTAAACTTCATTCCGCGCTTGCTGTTAGCGTTAAGGGCACGGCAAAGCGCGGCAAAAAAGGCGCGCTAAACAAGATTAACAACGCGGGCGGAGAGGTCGGCAACTCGTCAGACATTCAGGCGCTGGAGAAAGTGTTCGGAGGCGGCATGATTAACTACCTCGGCGAATCCGGCGAGATGCAGCTTCATTCTAGCCAGCATCCAGGCGCGAACGTCATGGCATTCATTGAAATGCTTTTCCATCAAATGAGCGTTGGCTATGATGCGCCGTTTTCGGTGATGTGGGACATGGCACGCGCAGGCGGCACCGCTGCCCGCTACGATGCCGAAGACGCACAGAGCGCCTTTGATATGCTTTATGACACCATCGTCTGGAAGATGGTTCGGCGTGAAGTCATCTGGAAGGTTTCAAAAGCGATCAATGAGGGCAGGATTGCTGCGCCCAAAGACCCGCTCTGGTATTCCAAACTCGTCTTCCGTGGGCCGCGCAAGATCACCGTGGACGTTGGACGCATGGCTAGCGCGTTCAAGACGCTAACAAGAAACGGCGCGATGAGCATTCCGCGTTTCCTAGAAGAGCAGGGACTCGACGCATATGAAGAGGCGCGGGATAACTACAAATTTCTCAAATACATCAAAGAGATGTATGCAGCCGGTGACGTGCCGATTGATTGGGTGATGGAGGCAACTCCAGGCTCGCAAAGTGTCATCAACGTCAACCAACCAGACCCGAACGCATGAAGTCCTACCCGCATCTTTTCGCTAAACTTTTCTGCCAGCCGCTAATGCTTCACGCTCCAACGCGGGCAAGTTTTGAATCGGCACTTCTGGCGCGCATGGAGTCGGATGTTATGCCAGCAATGGTGCCTAAAGAGCCATCCAACCGAGTCTCCAACATCTACGAACAGATCGGCAACGTCGTCGTCATCAAGATCGACGGCGCAATCGATAAGCGCATCGGCGCAATGGAGATGGACTGTTACGGCGGCGTTGACCTCTGCGACGTTGACTCTGCGCTTGCTCTCGCGTTGCATTCCAGCGCTGACAAGATCGTTCTCGACCTCGCCAGCCCAGGCGGAAGCGTCGTCGGCGTTCACGAAACTTATTCCCGCATCCTCGCACTCTGCGAAGCGAAGGAGGTCCACGCCTACATCAACACTCAGGCTTGCTCGGCTGGCTACTATCTCGCCAGCGCTTGTGACCACATCGCCGCCGCTCCATCGTCTATCGTGGGCAGCATTGGTGTGTATCTCGCGATGATTGACCAAAGCCGACGCCTAGACGCGCAAGGCGTGAAAGTGAACGTCATGCAGGGCGGGAAATGGAAGACCGTTGGCGCCGATTACAAGCCGCTAGCCGACGAAGAACGCGCCATGCTGCAAACGAAGGTCGATTCCCTATACGCCAACTTCAAGGCCGCCGTGAATGCTCGCCGTCCGCAGGTCGAGGATGCCACGATGCAAGGCCAATGGTTCGACGCTGCCGAAGGTCTAACGCTTGGCCTAGTGGACGAACTCACAGGCGAAACTCTCGACGAATACGTCACGCGCCTGCTCATGCAGTAGCCAATTTTGACAACCCAAACCCTAGCAACATCATGTTTCAATCCAAAGAAATTGCCACACTCAAGACCGCGTTGACCGATGCTCAGGCATCCAGCGCAACCATCGCCGCTGCACTCTCTGAGGCGCAGGCTGAACTTGCCAGCGCAACAAGCATCAATGCATCGCTCTCCGCTTCCGTGGACGCGCTAACCACAAGCGCAACAGAAAGCGCCGCCGCACTCGCCACCGCAGAAGCCGCAGTCATTGCAGCCGATGCTCGCGCCGTTGCTGCCGAAGCCGCCGTAGAGGCTCAAGTCATCGAGCGCCTTGCATCCGCTGGCGTCGATCCAATCAAACGCGATCCCGTAGCCAAGGAAGGCGGCACATCACTGTCACGCGAGGATTTTGAACGCCTCACGCCATCCGCTCAGTCCGAGTTTTGCCGCAACGGCGGAAGCGTCGTCTAATCCTGCAACCATTTCACTCCTCAAACTCTCCTAACTAACAAATACTATGGCTAATACCATCACCAATCTCATCCCAGTCGCTTTCCGCGCACTGGACCTCGTTTCACGCGAACTCACTGGCCTTATCGGTGCCGTCAATGTTGACGCTGCCGCCGATACCATTGCCAAGGGGCAGACCATCAACTCCCCCGTCGTTCCCACTGGTGACAGCATCGGAGACATCACGCCAGCAATGACCGTGACCGCCGCTGCCGATCAGACCATCGGCGCGAAAACGCTCACGATCGACAGCTACAAGAGCGTCGGCTTCAATTGGACAGCTGAAGAAGAATTCGGCGTGAACACAGGCTCTCGTATGGAGCGCATCATGCAGGATCAGCTCGCGCAGAAATTTCGCCAGCTTTCCAACAGCATCGAGCTTGCACTTTATGCTGCCGCCTACAAAGGCGCTTCCCGCGCTTACGGCACCACCGCCGGAACCGCTCCCGTCCTGGGTGATTTCGCCAACGCGAAGAAAATCCTGGACGATAACGGCGCTCCAATGTCTGACCGCTCGGTTGTTCTCGACACCACCGCAGGCGCTGCTCTGCGCGGCATCTCGAATCTCTACAAGGTCAACGAAAGCGGCGATGCTACACTGCTCCGCAATGGTTCCTTGGGCGACCTCTACGGGTTCGGCATCCGCGAATCCGCGCAGATCACGCCAGTAACGGCAGGCGCTATGGCATCCGCCACCAGCACAAGCGCCGCCTTCACTGTCGGCCAGACCGTCATCCCTCTGGCAACAGCAGGAACCGGAGTCGTGGCCGCTGGTGACATCATCAGCTTCGCCAACGACACCAACAAGTATGTGGTCGCCAGCGTTTCCTTCGCTGGTGCAAATCCTGCATCCGGTGACAGCCTCACGCTTGCCGCTCCGGGCTTGCAAAAAGCTCAGGGCGTAGCCACTCGCGCCATCACGGTGCTTGCCACATCAACCCGCAACATTGCCCTTACTCGCAATGCCATCACGCTGGCGACCCGCCTTCCTAAATTCCAGGCAGGCGACCTTTGTGCAGATCGCACCATCATCACCGACCCGAACACAGGCATCTCGTTCGAGTTGTCCATGTGGCCCGGTCAGCGCATGGTTAAGTATGAAGTCGCCATCGCCTACGGCATGAGCGTCATCAAACCAGAGCACCTTGCGGTCATCATCGGCTAACAATCTCTTCATGTGGTGTGAAGTTTGGAGGCGTCTCGCAAGGGACGCCTCCTTTGTTTTGACATTTCGCGCCATTCGTGAACGCTTTCGACTCTTTCAATGACCAATGTTTCGCCGATGCTGAATCCATGTTTGGCGTCACGTCGTGGACGATGGATGGTAAAGCCTACACTGGCATTCTCAACGAGTTCGAAGGCGACCATGAGCTTGAACTCGACGGCATGATGATCGGTGTGAACGCCACGCTCGCGTGCAGCAAAGGCCAATTCCGTGCCATCACGAAACCCGTGCATAAGACGCTGCAAAACAAGACCGTCACCATCGACGGAATTGCCTACACTGTCCGGCGCGCAACGGTTGATTCGGCTTGTGTCACGCTGGGCTTGAGAATCGCACGATGACCATCACCGCCAGCCTCGACATGAGCAAGATGCTGGCAGTCATTCGCCAGTTTCCAGGGCAGACCGTCACGACGCAGGACGACTTTCTCAAAGAGCAGTGCAGGCTTTTAATCTCCACGTCTGGACGCGCTCAACGTGGCATCGTGCAGATCACACCGCCACACTCACAGGACGCACGCGGAGGCGATGCAAAGAAGCAGGGCGAGCGTGCCGTCAGGCGTGACCTCGCCAGAGTTTACGCGAATCCTGGCGTCGTCTATGCAGCGCTCAAAGCCATCGACAAAGGCGCGGCGGCTAGCTACTGGAAAGCGCGCATCGCTAAGGATTTCAAAAGGATGCAGACCATTGCCGAAAAGGTGGATGGACTACCTGCCTACATGATGAAGGTGCAGGCGTTCGATGGCGGCACAGAGCACCAAAACCGACGCGGAAAGAATGGGCGAGTCGTTGGCAAGACACCATCAATGGTCGTATCTGACCCTGCCAAACTCACAAAATATCGAAAACGAAAAGAACGAAACGTCGGCATGTTTGCTTCGATGATTCCAGCGGCGGCAGGATCAACGCTCGGCGCATTGCGCGGGATTCCGGCATGGGTGAAGAGGCACAACGCGGCGGGCGGATACCTTACACCGCGCAAGACCTCGAACGGTAAAGCAATCATCATCGGCATAACAAAAAGCTACGTTGCCGACATGCAGCGCCGCATGAACGCCGTTTTAGGCTACCGCATAAAGGCTCTCACGTTGCAGTTGCCATACATGGCAAAGCGCCTTGAAAAGAAGCTGCAAGCGCAGATCGCAGCCGCTTGATTAACCCGCCCTTCAACAAAAAAATAAATATTCAAATGACAGATGAAACATACGAAGAAAATGAAGAAGACTGTGGTGCTGATTTCGCTGCACCGCTAGTTTATAGTAACACTGGATACACATTAGATTATACCGCAATTTATAACATTAAGTATAAAGATAAAGATAAAGATAAGGATAAAGGCGATCCACTAACAATCCCTGAACCGTCAATGATTTTATTGGTGTTCCTTGGATTGATTGCAATTTTATTTGCACGCAAAAGCAAATAATAGGTAACATGAAAATTGAAATTTTGACGAACTCGGCAGTTCATGCCGCTGCCGCCGAACACTGAGACGAAGATTCCGCAACTGCTCGCGGACTATGCGACCACGCGCCGCACTGATTTGAGCCTGCCCACATCGACGGCGCTTCCGTTCGTCGTTGGTCCCGTCATCACAGAGCAGGCATTTCCTCGCGTCGTCTTTGTCACGACCTCGACCAGTGTGCCGCATCCGAAGCGCCTTGACATGGTTATCAGTGTCGAGCTTCAAGTTTCCGCCAGTGACGAGACAATCAGCGACGAGAGCGCATGGGCGGCAGCAATTCGCTTCATCCTCGCAGATCGCGCCGCGTTTATGACTTGGTTGGGCGCTCAGACGCTCGCCGTTCGCACAGGCTACAGCATCCGTTCCTACCGTCTCAGTGACACCGCGCTGGCGATTGACGACAAGCAGGGCGTCCGCGCTCGCCGTGCTGATATTTCGCTTCAAGTCCGCACCGACGAACTGAGCGCGTCTTGATTTTGACAACCCGCGCAGAATAATATGGCCGACATCTCTATCACCGCATCCGCAGTTGTTCCCTCATCCGCTGCCGTCATCAAATACACGACCGCTGGCGCTACTCTCACTGCTGGACAACTTGTCTATCTCGACGCCGCCGACCTCGATGCTAACGGCATCGGCAAGGCTAAACTCTCCGACGCAAACGGCGCTGCCGCTCTCCGCGTTGTGGATGGCATCACCGTAGGCGGAGCCTCCGCAGGCCAGCCCGTTGCAATCGTCACCTACGACACCGCGCTCGTCATCGCCGCCAGTGGTCTAACGGCAAACAACATTCTAATTCTGTCTGACACACCGGGCGGCATCGCACCATCAGCAGACCTCAGCGCTGGCGAGTATCTCTCGGTCATCGCCGTCGTGAAGTCCGCTACCACAATCTTTTTCCGCGCTCCTGGCCTCGTCTCTGGCGTCGCTTCCTAACCTTAAACGCTCCTAAATTATGGCCGCACCTTCCACAGTCAACATCCACGGCAGCGCCGACTCGCTGAACGACATCAACGACGAGAGCAACCTCGACGTGCAGGATTTCAAGCTCAAGTATTCACGCGAAACACGCGACCGGAAAAACCGCCACGGCAACTTGCGCCGTCGTGAGTATTTCAACCCAATGGTTGCCATCAGTTTCACCGCTTTCATCGTCACAGCTTCCGGCTTTGGCGATCAGCATCCCGGCACTCGCGTTGTTTCGCTCGTCAACTATGCCGCCGAAAAGCGCGGATTCGATCCAGCAGTCGGCACGATGATGATCGACGACATTGAGGATTCGTTCTCACTCGAAGAAGACATCAAAGCCGCCTACAACATCACTCATGCGCCCTTTGTAATCACGGCCTAACCTTCCGCAACTCCCAGCATGAAGACCAACAATGCCGCTCCGGCTTACTCGCGAACCACTTCGCCTGAACTCGGCGCGGCATTGTCCGTTCTGGGTATCGACATCAGGCTAGACATCTCGGTTGATCGAGTCTCCGGCAAGGGCTGGAAAACGCTCCTCCTCGGCATGGATTCCGTGCCGTGGAAAGAGATCGGTGCGGAGACTCACGCAGACGATCCCCTTCCCTCTCACAATACCAAAGCCATTCTCGGACTCCTGCGAAATGGCAAGCTACAGGAGGCCGACCCGCATCATCCGGCACTTGATGTCCTGCGAGCCTGTAAAGCGGCTGATTCGCTGGCAGAATGGGCAAGGCGTGGCGATGAGTTCACGCTGGCGAAGGTTAAAGGCGCGGAACGATGGGCGCTGGTAAAAGCACCGTTGCCGCTATCGCACAAGACGATTCCAGCCGCATTCGGCACGCGCTCACTCAAGCTCGCCGCTTGCCTTGCCGTTCTTGGATGTCCGATTCTCAAAGTCGAGGGCAACGCACCGAACGCGCTCTTTTGTTTCGCCGCCACAGGCTACGGAATGCCGCCGCCAGTCGTCGCAGACCTCGCGCAAGCCTACCGCTCAGGACGCCTCGCCGAACTCACGCCAGAGCATCCTCTTTTGTGGATGATGCAGGGACTCAGCAACCGCGACGCCATCCGCGATCTCATGGAAAACAAAAAGCCACTCGTCCTGATTCGCGCCCCCGGCACAGGACGTGCATCATTGGTTAGCTCAAACGCAAAAGGCGCGGCAATGGATCGCGTAAAACGTCACCTTGGAATTGTATGATTGAAGAAACCGAACACGAAGAAAATCTCGCCATCGCAGAGGATGGACTCTCCAAGGGCATCAGCGCGCCTGTAATGATTCTCGACGCCACCGACGACAACGGCGGAGAGAAGCACGCCGTAGAGGTCAATCAGTCATTCGGCATCAAAGCCTTTCACTGGAAAGACACTGAGCTTGCGCCGTTTGCCATTGACCGCGAAGGCGACTGGCAACGCCACCGCGAGGCGATGAATGAACCACCGCTAGGCGAGATCATCCGCAACGCGCAGTCGATGCTAACCGATGCCTTGCGCGTGCTTTGGTTCTGCGCGCATCCACCGCGTGAGTGGCTTTCGATTCCCTCCATGATTCGCGATGATGAAGGCAACTGGACGCGGCAGAGCACGCTAGACCGCGCTCTCATGCTGGAAGACAAGATCAGAGCATGGAGCCGTGAGAACGTGGCTAACAATGAGCAGGCAATGGCCGTGTCACTCTTTTACGAAATCTTCCAGAGCGCCTACTCGACAAAGGCAGTCCCGAAACCGTCTGAACACTCTAGCGCCTCACGCGCAAAAAACTAGCCAGCCCGTGCATGAGCGCGGCCTATGTGTCGCTTGTGTCGCGGGCCGTCCCTTGCCTAACAAATGAAGACTTCATTCGCTACCATCTACCGCAAGAACGCGGATGGGCATACATCCATCAGTTCCTTATCGAATCCGGCTCTGATATGCGATGGCCTCAAACCGAAGCAAATGCAGACGGCAGATGGTGGAATCGAGTCTTGAAATCCTTTGGCCTTTGACACGCAGGACTAACTAAATGAGCGCAGAAATTCAACTCGGCTGGAACAACGGCAAATTGCAAGCTGGCGCGGCTGGCGCGGCGGCGATTGTCAATAAGGCAGCGGCGCAGATGAAGGGCGCGCTTGGTAGCATCGGGCAAGGCGCAGGCAGCGCTTTGGGCATCACGCCTTTTCTCGGCATCGCTGGCGCGATTGGTGGCGCTGTAGTTGCGGTCAAATCGCTGGCTCAAGAATACGATCACATCTACGACCTTTCCCAGCGCCTGAATGAATCGCCTGAATCCATCCAGCGAATCGGGATGCAGGCCAAACTCTCAGGCTCGGACGTGGACACGGCCGCGAAAGCGCTTCAAAAGATGAATCTTGAACTGCGTAAAGGCGCAGACAGCGAAGGTGTAAAGGCTTTGAAAGCTATCGGCGTCGATGCTGCCGACATGCTCAAGTTATCGCCAGAAAAGCAGATTGCTGCACTTGCTGCCGCATTCCAAAAGGCACAGGCAAGCGGCAACGGATTCGCTGAAATCAACTCGCTACTCGGCAAGAAATTCAGTGAACTACTTCCGCTGTTACGGTCTAACGTTGAAGAGTTAGACGCCTTCTCAAAACTGGATGTTGTTTCAAATGCCGACGTTGAAACCATCGCGAGGGGCGCGGATGCCTTCGATAGCATGTTGCACACGATCAAGACCGAAGCGGCACAGGCAATGGTTGCGTTTGCCGACATGTTTAGGATTGCAAAGGATGGCGGCGCGGTGTTCGCGGAGGATGCGCGGAAGGCTGAAGCGCTCAACGCTGCATTGCGCCAACAGCAGCGCGACCTCGATGCAGTAGCGGCGGCGCAATCAGCCGCCAACGTGGAAGCGGACGAGTCAATCAAGAAAAGCAAAGAGCAGGCTGAAGCTATCGACAAGGTTTCAAAATCCTACGAGGATCAAGCGAACAAGATCAACTCTGCGCGTGATGCTTACCGCAACGCCGCCGACGACACCAGCAACGAGGGCAGGACTTCGCAGGAAAAACTAGACGCGGCAAAAGACAAGATTGCAGAAATCGACAAGCAAATCAGCGCAACCAGCGGACAGGTCGGAGGCGAAGAAATCACCTACAAGCTGCAAGCCGAGCGTGAAAAGACCATGCGCTCAATTCTACAAATCTCGAAAGAGATCGTTGCAGAGCAAGATGCGGCCAACGCGGAGGCAGCAGACGAAGCCAAGAAAGTTGCCGAAATAAGGGCAGGGTATCAGGCAAATCTTGACCTGCTCGATCTTGAACTTGCGATCCTAAACGCCCAGGCAAGCGGACACGACAAGAAAGCACAGCAACTTGAGCACCAGCGCGATGTGCAGGCCGAGACGGCGCGCATCGTTGAGGCCACAGGACTAGCCTATGACGACGCGGCAAAGAAAGCCGAGCAGTTAGTTAGCGCAAAAGAGAAAGCCGATGAACGCAAAGACGGCGGACGCTCCAAAATCCAAGGCTATTCACAAGACCAAGGCGACGCAGGCGATGCTCGTTCACGGGCAAGTCAGCGCGTGGATGATTCGCGGGCGAGGTCCGAGGAAGCAGTGGCTCGCACGATGGGCATGGGCGGCATGAGCGCATCAAAACTCACGCCACGCGGCGGCGACATCGGCGCAAAGACGCCAGCAACCGACGCACCGAAAGCGGGCGGCGATTCAGAGGTTGCCTCCGTCATTAAAGAGTTCACCGGCAAGGCAATCGAAATCTTCGAAAAGGCACTCGCATAAATTATGGCATCACCCGTTCCAGTCATTTCATTCGGCGCTCTTGAAGAGCAAATCGGAGGCTTGAAGTTCAGCCTACGAGGCAACGACTTCGACGCTTGCAGTTATTCCGTGGACTCTCTCAGCGATGGATTCGTTGAGGTAGGAGACGCGCTTCCTAACTATGCCAAGATGAAAGCCGTGGACGTGCGACAAGAGCAAGTTGGCGACGTCTGGGTTTATAATGCCGAGTATAAAGGATTCAAGAACCCGCTGGAATCGTTGCGCGTATTCAGCCGCTCGGAGAATTCACCATCGGAAGGCTTCGACAACATCGCGCTCTCCATCGCGACCACGATGGACACGACTCATCCATTGTTAGCCAGAGGCGCAGGCGTGCCGAATGATGACAAATTCCCTTACATGTTCATCGTGGACCGCACCAAGGACGTTTCAGAAGTGGCAGGCTTTAACGTGATGAATTTGCAACTGCGCGGATTGCTAGGCGATAAGCCATATACGAGGCGCGTGAATGGTAACAATATCACCATGAACCCGTCTGGAAACTGGACGGTTTACAACACATACAACGACCTCGGCGAGCTAATCAACGGCACCCTCGCAACCGTGCCAACCGAGTTTT